GAATCTATAAGTAATAGGTTATTAGAATTTCCGTCAAGTTGTAGACATAGAGCTACAGGACAAACAGATACAGATAAAAGAATAGTTTTAAATTTTAATTATATAAAGTAAAAATGGAAATAGAAATGTCTCACATGATTTGGAATGTTATACTAACATTAGTATTAGCACCTCTCGCTTGGTGGGTCAGAAGTACACATGATGAAATGAGAAGACAAGATATACTTCTCAATAAGACAAGAGAAGAAATAGCTAGAGATTATGTATCAAAACGCGAACTAACAGAAGATATGAACCGAATTCTCTTACAATTAGAGAAACTAAACGATAAATTAGACCGAATTCAAGAAGCTGCCGTAAAAGAATATAGACTCTAAACATTCTATTTGATATAAATAGTACTTAACAGAGGATTTTTATATGGCGATACCCAATAGTAAAGCAACACTTATTTCATATTGTAAAAGACAACTAGGAGCTCCTGTTGTAGAAATTAATGTTGATGATGATCAAGCTGATGATATCATGGACGATGCACTACAATTTTTTGAAGAATATCATTATGATGGCTCAATAAGAACTTATCTAAAACATCAAATTACACAATCTGAAATCGATAATCAAAAAACAAATTCAACTATAACTTCATCAACGAGTGGTGGTTCAGATAGCGGTGCAACAAGTTGGTTAGAAGGTAATAACTATATTGAATTACCAGAATCAGTATTGTCTGTAGTTAAAGTGTTCAATTTTCAAGATAAATCAACTAACAATATGTTTGATTTAAGATATCAATTAAGACTTAATGACATATACGATTTAACATCTACTTCTATTCTTTATTACGAGATGGTTCAACAACATTTAGGTATGTTAGATGATATCTTAGTTGGTTCTCCGTTTATGAGACATAGTAAACACGGAAATAGATTATACATTGATATGGATTGGGATTCAGCAATAGGCGCTAGTGAGTATATACTTATAGAATGTCATAGAAAACAAGACCCAACGACATTTACAGATATTTTCAATGATGTATGGTTAAAACGATATTGTACAGCCAAACTCAAAATGCAATGGGGACAAAATTTAATTAAATTTGATGGAATTCAATTACCTGGTGGTGTGACTCTTAATGGTAGACAATTAGTAGATGATGCTAGAGAAGAAATACAAAGATTAGAAGAGGAACTAAGATTAGGCTATGAATTACCTGTAATGGATATGATAGGATAATTTAAATGGCTACAAATGTATTTTTCAGTCAAGCTGTAAAAACAGAACAAAATCTTATAGAGGATTTAGTAGTTGAGTCTTTACGAATGTATGGACACAACTGTTACTATTTACCTAGAAAGATAGTCAACGAAGATACAATTCTTGGTGACGCAGCTGATTCAAAATTCGAAGATGCATACGAAGTCGAAATGTATTTAGAAGGGATTGAAGGATTCGAAGGTGAAGGAGATTTATACTCTAAGTTTGGAGTAGAAGTTAGAGATACAGCTACTTTCATTCTTTCTAGAAGAAGTTGGGAAAGATTTGTTTCATTAGACGCTAATCTGGCAACAGGGTTAAGACCTAATGAAGGTGATCTAATTTACTTCCCATTATCGAAAAGTGTATTCGAAATTAAATTTGTAGAACACGAAAATCCATTTTACCAATTAGGAAAACTATATGTTTTCAAAATGACCTGTGACTTATTTGAGTACTCTGGTGAAGACTTTGATACTAATATTGAAGCACTAGATACAGACTTAGAATTGGCTCAAGGTCAAGCAATAGAATTAACTCTAGCAGATACACCTACACTCAGAGACTTTGTTGTTGGTGAATCAGTTTCACAACAAATTTCAAGTTCAGTTGTTGTCTCTGGTACAGTTTCTGCTTGGGACGAAACATCTAATAAACTTACAGTATCTAGAATATCTTCAACAGATACAACTGATACATTCCAGACTTTCCAACTTACAGATACTACTCAAGGTAATATAACAAGTGAAGATTCATTAGATAATGATAAAATTATTATGAGTGGTACGGGTCAAGAAGGATATTACATAGACTTTGAGAATGGTACAGCTGCAATTACTTTACCAAGTTATATAACAGATGGTTCAACGGGTACAGATAATATTCAACTAGAAACACATACTCAAGGTGATGGTATTCTATTAGAATCTGGAACATCTACAGATTCGTCTTCTTTTGATCATATTACGGTAGAAGATAGTTTAGCTTCACGAAGAAGTATTAGTACAGTAGGTTCAGAACAACAACTTTCTACTGATGCTGGTGCATTCAACTTAGACATAGAAACAGATGCTGATGGGATTATAGATTTCTCAGAAGGTAATCCGTTCGGAGATGCTACATAATGTTTGGAAATCATTTTTATCATTCAACCTTTAAACGAGCAGTGTCAGTATTTGGTACATTGTTTAATAATATTAGTATCAAAAGAGAATCTGGTGAAACTATTAAAGTACCTTTAGCTTACGGTCCAAGACAAAAATTTATAGCTAGATTACAACAAGACGCTGATTTAGGATTAGATGGTTCAACTAGAACAGCTATAAGTTTACCGAGAATGGGTTTTGAAATGACATCTATATCTTATGATCCTGTTAGAAAACTAACAAAGAAAACTCAATATCGAAGACCTGATACAACGAATCCTTTAAAGATGCAGTATCAGTACGCACCAGCTCCTTATGATATAGGATTTAGTTTAAGTATACTAGTAAAAAATACAGACGATGGATTACAAATTGTAGAACAAATACTCCCTTACTTTACACCTGATTATACTGTAACAATCAATACAATACCCGACATGGGTGAAAAAAGAGATGTACCAATTATATTAGATAGTGTTACACAAACAGACGATTACGAAGGTGACTTTCAAACAAGATCAATATTAAGATATGATTTAGAATTTACTATGAAAAACTACATATACGGTCCTGTTGAAGATTCAGAAATTATTAAGACAGCTAAAGTTAGAACTTACATAGAACCTGGTGTAGGTAAAATTTCAAGTACTGATGAAGCAGGTAAAGTAGTCGATCAAACAGTCACAACAAACCCACCTGATGCAGATGCTGATGATACATTCACATACAATGAAGTGACAGAGTGGTTTGAACAACCTAGTGTAACATATTCAGACGATAAATCAAGCGATCCTAAATAGTTATAAATACATATTATGAGTAAAGTCGATCAAAAATTAGACGAACTTCTTGACATACAAGGAGAAATCGTACAAGCAGAAAAAAGTCTACCAATTGTATCATCTAATGAACAAGACAAGGGTAATGACTACAAATACTCTAGAGAGATATTCTATGGTCTTGTAGAACGAGGACAAGACGCTATAGAAGGTATTTTAGACATAGCGAAAGAATCTGAACACCCTAGAGTTTACGAAGTAGCTGGTCAGTTAATAAAAACAGTCGGTGAAACAACAGAAAAATTAATCGATTTACAAGCTAAGATGAAAGAATTAGATAAAGATAATTCAATGCCAGACAAAGTTCAAAATAATTTGTTTGTCGGTTCATCTGCTGAATTACAGAAGTTGTTAAAGAATAATGCACAAGAATGAAGGGTATCTAGGAAATATTAATGTCAAGAGAGCTGGTGTACAGTCTCAATGGACAGAAGAAGAAATACTAGAATACAAAAAGTGTATGGAGAATCCCATATACTTTATAGAGAATTATATTAAAATCATTTCACTAGATGAAGGTCTAGTACCATTTAAACTATACGGATATCAAGACGAACTAATTACACACTTTGATGAAAGTCGTTTTAGTATTGTACTTGCTTGTAGACAGTCAGGTAAGTCTATTACAGCTTGTGCTTATCTAGTTTGGTATCTTCTATTTCAACCTGAACAAACAATAGCAATCTTAGCAAACAAGGGTTCAACAGCTAGAGAGATGTTAGCTCGTATTACAACTATGTTAGAGCATGTACCGTTTTTCTTACAACCGGGTACAAAAGTATTAAACAAAGGATCAATCGAATTTGAAAATGATAGTAGAATCATAGCTTCAGCTACAGGAGCCAACTCTATTCGTGGTATGTCAGTAAATCTTCTATACTTAGATGAGTTTGCTTTCGTAGATAACGCAGAACAATTCTATACATCTACATATCCTGTTGTTACATCTGGTGGTAAGTCAAAAGTTATTATAACATCTACTGCAAATGGTATTGGTAATATGTATCATAAATTATATGAAGGTTCTGTAGCTAACAAAAACGAATATCAACATTTTACAGTTAATTGGTGGGATGTACCAGGCAGAGATGAAAAATGGAAAGAGTCAACTATAGCTAATACTTCTGAATTACAGTTCGAACAAGAATTTGGTAATTCATTTTTAGGTACAGGAAACACATTGATCAATGCAAATACACTTCTAGGATTACAAGGACATGATGCGTTATGGTCTAAAGAAAATGTATACTTATATCAAGAACCTAGAAAGAATAGTACTTATGTTATGACAGTTGATGTAGCTAGAGGTCGTGGACAAGACTACTCTACATTCTCAATATTTGATGTATCAGAAAAACCTTTTAAACAAGTAGGTATATATCGTGATAATTTGATATCACCTTTACTATTTCCAGATGTTATTGCAAGATACGCAAAAATGTATAATGAAGCTATCGTTATAGTTGAAAATAATGATCAAGGTCAAATAGTGTGTAATAATTTACATTA